TTCAGTACCATTTGCATACGATGCTACACTTTCTTCTTCGATCCAGCACTTGTCTGGACCAAACATATTGTATATACGCATGTCATCAGTAAGCACGTATGTTGGTATCTTAGACGCAACACAAGCGTCATACACACGTTTTATCATAGGAATGTTATCCAACATAGCTAGAGGCTTTCCGGGGAAGCGTGTACTGTTATATCTAGCGGGAATAAGAATAGCTGATGATGTCACGTACTACCTCCTCAAAATTTTCCAGTCTCAACATATTAGGACCATCACTTGGTGCTAAATCAGGTTCAGGATGGACTTCCAGGAAAAAAGATCTAATCCCAAGAGCAGACCCACTACGAGCCAACCCAGGCACGTAATTACGATTGCCACCTGAACTGTCGCCTTGTCCGCCGGGTTTTTGGGCAGAGTGCGTACAGTCAAATACAACATCAGATTCATAATTGTCAAGCATATACATAATACCAGTATAGTCAACGACAAGAGTGTTATAGCCAAAACTTGTTCCCCTTTCAGTTATCCAAACTTCTTTTGCGTCTTCAGTTTTACTTAGCACACCTTTCATATCCCAAGGCGCCATAAACTGTCCTTTTTTAATATTAACAATTTTATCTGTAGCACACGCCGCTTTTATTAAGTCAGTCTGTCTACATAGAAATGCAGGTATCTGATAGACATCGACTGCATCTTTGAATTCTCGTTCGATGCGATTTACTTGTACATAGTCATGTACATCGGTTAATGTCTTTACACCTAACTCTACTTTCATTGCAAGAAAGTCAGTAAGTGTTGCTTCCATGCCTGTACCACGCTTGCCTTGCATACTTGAACGATTGGCTTTGTCGTAACTTGCTTTGAAGTAATACTCGATGCCATACTTGTCGCATACACGTTTGCACTCTCGAGCAATCTCTAAACTTTGTGGCAACGATTCGTGCTGACAGGGTCCTGCAATAATTCTCACTTACTATCCTTTACTGTATAATAAGTAACGATCAACTTGTCTAAGAGCTTTTTTAGTGTAGGGTACTCCTCTGCTAATTGACAAAGTTCTTGCCACTCACCGTAGTTTAATAAATCACCTTGTTCTCTAGCAACTGATCCAGGGTCGCCGCCTACAATCCAACGAGGAATTTTGTTGTGCGGAACATCTCTATACCTTGCATACACAACACCGTTAGCTCTTTCATATATTAATGCTTCACCCGGAACTAAACTACCTCTGGTCATGTACAGATTCTCCACTGGTACGTCTTACAATATCATCGTGATTGAACTCTGCCCAATACAACTCAAATGCAACGCCATCTTCTAGTCCTTCAAACTGATGTACTTTGCCAGGCTTGACTTGTGTAAAGTCGCCTGCATTTAAAATAGTTTCGTCGACCAATCCTTGATCATCTTGCCATACACGCACAAGCATCTTACCTGACTCTACATAGAAGCCATTCCACTTATACCGATGCTCGTGCTCTGAACATTTATATCCTGCTTTATATTCTATACGATGAAACTCTAATACACCGTTGGCATGGATCAATTCCGTTTGACCCCATATTTTTCCAGCAATCATTAAATCAATAATCCTTGATCTATAACTTCACTTTGTCTACTAATGTCCTTTACAAAAAATGCACACAACGGTTTATCATCGTCGTTAATAGGCATGGTTAGCAACTGACCTGTTTTCATTTTAGGAAAGTACCATTTGACATCATTATAAAAGTTTACAATTTTAATTTCGCCGTAGTCCATTTTAAAACTTGATAAAGGATTAAACAAGAATGCTTCAAATCCTCTATTGTTTAAACTTGTTAACGGCAATACTTCAAGATCCATTCCTGCTTCTGAATCTCCTACAGCAATGTGCCAATCAACTGGCACAGTAATTTCATGACCAGCAATTTCTAATACCATTGCAGGTGAATTAAACGATTCCAAAAAGATTAACGGTATCCAGAAAAAATCAGGTTCTTTAGAATTTGAATTATCAAGTACACTGAAACGTATATCCTCTTCAATCTCGTCTGGTAGTTTATCTAAGTGAAAGCACTTATTTTCTAATGTTAATATTCTCATATGTTAGTTCCAATCTACTTTTTCTATAGTGAAAGGATATTGTGCTTCTTTATAGAATTTTTTACGTTGTGTTAGATGTCTTTTTGCAAATTTGCACGATGACGTGATATCCCAAATTTGCACAAAGTCTTTGTCTTTTGCCTTTCTTACGCCTCTACCAATACTTTGAATTACCCGGACAAAACTCTTGCCAGGTTCCAAAAGAACAAGATTAAAAATACGCGGTATATTAATACCAACAGCCGCGACCCCGTATGTTGCGATAACCACGTGGTTAGTTCCTTCATTGATTTCATCATAGGCCTCCTTGCGATCTTTTAATTTAACATCGCCTTTAACAAACACACTTCCTGGTATTAGTTCTTGTAATATTTCTCCAGCACTAATTCTATCTACAAGTATAAGTGTGTTTCCTGATTGTTTTACTGTGCTTAATAATTTGCCTATATATTCTAATCTTGCCTGATTTGTTGTTAAGTATTTTAATTCTTCTTGATAGTTACTGTGTGCTACTGTATCCAACAGTTGAACTACATTAACATGGCATTGTGATAGTACGCCTTTGTCTTGTAGTTCTTTAGCACTAATTTGTCCAATCACAGGACCTAGACTAGCATGAATACTTTCAAACTCAAACTTTTCTCTAGGTATTGTTCCTGTTAAGCCCCAACGTATTGGAGCATTTTTTAAATTACGTGTAAGTAGATTCTTTAGTACTTCTGCTTTAGCTTGGTGTACTTCGTCTACAATAATTGCACTGACGCCTTCGAGAAACTCAGCAAGTGATAGGACAGCACTACCATCTTTAAATTTCTTGTCAAGTATGTTTAAACTTTGCCAAGTACAGATGGTGTGTGTTTTACCAAGTTCCTTTCTGTCACCAAAGTAAACTCCTGCATCTAAACCACAATTAATATAATCTTCTTCTGTTTGTGTAACAAGACTCTTGTTAGGAACAATAATAAGACTACGTCCATATGGTTCGCATAGATGCGAAAGTGTAGCAGTGGTAATAGTTTTACCAGCGCCAGTTGCAATTTGTTGTAAGCTCTGTGGATGTTTTAAAAAGTTATTAATTGACTCCACTTGATAGTCGCGTAAAATAATTTCTTCGCCTTCAGCTGGATGACCTTTGGGCCAACATACATTTTGATCAGCCCAATAGCGTTCTGTAACTTGCGGAAAGTCTAATGTAATAGGATGTCGATTATCTTGTATATCAACTATTTGTACTTTATTCTTTTCTAGTACACTAACAATAGTATCAAGATGATTAACATAGCCAGTGCCGCCAATGCCAAAGAAAGCAACTTTACCATCCCAGCGTCCTAGCTTGTACTGCGGCATATACTTTGCATATGGCACCTCAAACTTAAGAGCGTTAGCAACTCTTCTTCGCACATCGACATCTAAGCCTTCTAGCTTAATGTTTACTTCGTCTTCTATTATTAGTTTGCATGACGCCATTATTATATTTGTCTCTCTTAGTACCTACGTGAATTATAAAATCTTGGTATTAGATTTTCTGATTCTGCAAAATCTATCACTAGATCAAAGTTTTTAACCCACGTAGCAACTGATGAAGACGTCCGAAGATTGTCATACATCAGTGCAGTTATAGGCGTACAGTCACTTTGAAGTAGAGGCTTATTTACTTTGTTTCTATTAGTATACACTATTTTAGTATTTGTGTCAAGTGGATTATTAAGATTATTATCTCGAATATATTCATTATACCCATTACTTGCATCACCTGATAAACGGTACAGTACAGAAATTTCGCTTGAGTCGATGAAGTTACGTATAGACGGATATGTGCTAACTAGTCCTGTATACGGATCTTGATCATCTAAAAATATAACTAACGGAAATCTTTTCAATATAGATAACGACTCAAACAATGCATCTATAGACCATTCCTTTGTACTAATGTGTACTTCATTATGATTACGATTTGCTATCTTCTTTGTTAAAATATCATGTTGCTCAATATTCTGTAATGCGTTATCATCAAATTTTGAAATTCCGTATAATATACTTCTATCTTTGTAACATATAACATTATTCTCATCGAGTGGGCCGAGCTGTTCTTCTAGTACCTTTTTGCCTTCTGGATGTAAATTTATTAAATTATTATCTTCTATTCTAATAATATAGTCATCAGCATTAATTAATTTAATCTCATTGTATAATGACACTAAGTCCTTATCTATTTCAAAATTACTATCTTTAAATATATCTAATATAATAACAATATTTTTTTCAGTAAGGGTAAAGAAATGTTTATGACTGCCTTTAGGATGCCAGTGTTCGTCAGATGGTATTATTGCACTTTCAAGTTTTACAATTAATTTCTTACTAAACGGAAATCTTACTTCTATAGCATGTATGCCGTTGTCTTCTGAAATTTTAATATACTTGCTGCGGTCAATTGTTCTTAATTCGTGTCTTAGCGTAGTGACAACTTGATCAAAGTCGCAGTAGGGAGAGAATTGGTCTTTATACAATTCTAACTTTTCTTGCATAAGTGCGTACTGTCTATCAGTTAGTGCAGTGCCTTTAAATACTTGAGTAGCGACACTATACATAATATTTACATCACTATGTGCTATCTGTATTTTAGGTACATCGTGAACCAACTGGGCAGTGATCTCTAAAAGATCTTCAATAGTATTAATAATCATACTATTATTATAGCATCATTTAGAACCTTTGTCAAACGTTTTAATGGCAATCCTGCCTTAATTTCTTTAATAGAAAATTCTGTCCAGGCATAGTCATTAAGCCACTGTTGTCGTTCGGGCATTATTGGATTTTCAATTAGTGCCCAGTCATTATTAGCAACTGTGTATGCCATACTAGAAGGTCCAGTAAAAGCTGGCACACCTTCGATCACACTGTGTATACCGGGATTTGAACTCCAACTTACTGTTGCCCATACATTTTTAAAATTCAAATCATAGTTGTCATCAAATCTATCTTTTGATGTTTTTTTAGGAGTTTCCCTATACACATTATTATATTGGAGTTCTATTTCAGGCATTGGACATCTAGGATGAGGTCTAATTACTATTGGCCTTACACTGTGCTTTTGAATGTGTTCGATTGTATCTTTAGTCCATTTAGCCATTCGAGGCATGTTGTTCCACTGTAAACTTCTTTCATGTTGTCCGCATATTAAAATGTGATCGCCTTGAGTCCTCCATGGTTTTAATTTAAGTCGGAGCAGTTCAGCACGGCTACTGTCATTATTGTTATCACCAAAATAAGCATCTCTATTAATGCCGCCGATGCCAACTTTCCATGTATTGTTTCTTTTAATTCCGCCAACTTCGAGTACAATAGTAGGTTTTAATTTCTTTTTATTATTATCCCATATAGACTTATTTTTAGACATGCGTCCGTACCACAATACACTCCAAATAACATCAACATCGGACTCAATTTCATTATAGACAACTTGATGACCGGCAGCAGATAGACTCTGTGCAAACGCAGAAAAAACTGCTTCGCTATTAAGTGCTCCGTGATCTGTCCATAAACTAAATTTCATTAATATAATACCTATAAGTATATTTACAAAAGGAGATTAGATGTCAATAATAACTGTGGTTACAACTTTTCACGCACCGGGTTTATCTCAATACGGTCAAAGATTTTTAGATACATTTTCAACAAACGTTGATCAAAGAGTTAAGCTAATCGTGTATGCTGAAAAATGCAGTCCTGTCAACCCTGATCCTAGCAGAATTGAAATAATAGATGCTGACAAATCCTTGCCCAAGTTACAGTCATTTAAACAGCGTTGGAGAACTAATCCTAAAGCAAACGGACACCCACCTCCTTCTATTAAAGCACGTAGACCGCGTGACTGGCACAAGGCTTTTAAATGGGACGCTATACGCTTTGCTAACAAAACATATGCTGTGTATGACGCTTATACACGCTCTAAGGGGTGGTTAGTTTGGATAGATGCTGATACTGTATTTCATAGTAACTGGTCATACGAAGATTTTAAAAGTTGCCTTCCTGACAACGTTTGGATAACATATGTTGGTAGAGGTAAAGGATCTGCTACTTGGCCTGAGTGCGGATTTTATGGTATGAATCTTAATCATCCTGTGTGTCATGAATTTTTAAAAGAATTTGAACGCATGTACGAGGATGCAGAAAACGGAATCTTTACATTAGAAGAATGGCATGACAGTTATGTGTTTGGTCATATCTTAAATAAAATGAAAAGAGATTTTCCTAAGGTTTTAGATTACACTGCTGACATGTCGTTGCGTACTGCTAAGACTGGCGGCGGCGGACATCCACTAATTAATACAGTATTAGGAAAATGGATTGACCATTTAAAGGGCGATCGAAAGAAACACGGAAAAAGTTTACCAAAGGATTTAACAAGTCAACGTAACGAACAGTACTGGAAGTAACTATTTAACACCCCAGTTCCTCATCCATCTCCAACAACTCCCGTCAAACAAGTCGTCTTGATTCCAATGCATCTGCGCCATTTGTAATATCCATTTATTTCTATCATAATCGATAGGAGAATTAATTCTTTGTAAGTCTGTATGAGCAACGCCAAATGCTTGACAGTTAAGAGGGTCAGGGTCTGTAATAAATGTTGGAACGCCTTCAATAACTCCTGCTACTGCTGGACTAGAATTATATACTATAAGACTATGTGCGTCTTGTAAGTTTTCAAGTAAGCTAGTATTTTGTGAATCAATTATCTCTACCTTTAGTCTTTGTAGTTTTCTAGCATATCTAGTTGCTTCTCTGTCCCCAGGATGTAGTCGAACTTTAATTGGTAAAGAAGTAATAGATCTTACTTTTGATACTGTATCAGTTACCCATTCAACAACACTCTTTCCATTCATACTCCATCCGCCATCTCTTTGAGCACATATCAAAATATAACTGCCTTTAAATTTCCACGGTTGTAAATCAAAATTTAGATCACTTTTAATTTTTTCCCATCGAGTAGGATCAACTTTATTATTGCAATATTCTCCAGTAGTTGGAAACACTCCATCATAACTATATCTTAAATATTTTTTTGTATTTCCTGGATCTCTATACAAAAATAAATTACTATCAATAACTACAGTTCTTTTATTATTAAATTTTTGTAAACTTAAAACATCTTTTCGTAACATCAGATGACGTGTATTCTTACTATTTTTATGTACAAACCCTTGAAGTATAGCAACGTCACATGCCATAGGTTTCCACTGACGTGAAACTTGTCCTGTGTCTAACCCTACACGGTTTACACCTGCAATAAACTTTTTTAATATTTCTGGTTTCTCAGGATTTTTATTTCCTGGTGGGATTCCATTTAAGTAACTAACTACTAACATAAATTGTATTCTTCCTGTATTCTAAATGCTGTGCCGTCCTCTAATTCCATACAGTTATATTGACAATATGCTAGCCAATGTAACCATCTATCTACTTGATACCTATCCGGATAAAATGGATCTTCAATTTTTGAAAAGTCATCTGAACATACGCTTTTTGCTGCATTTACCGGAGCATCTGCAAATGCTGGTATTCCGTAAGATACTGCCTCGGTTGCTGCAATACTATTATATGTAACTACTGCATAAATGTCGTCGTGTTCTATTTGATTAAAAATACTTTTGTTACCAATGCGCTCTCGTCTAATAGGCTTATCTCGTATTATAATTTTTCTATCAGTGTGTTGTTCTAGTTTCTGCACTGTATCGCTTAACCACTTATCTCGTGTTATTCCATAAAACTTACAGGGCTTTTCAGACGGAGTAACTATTAATATATTAGAACCTTTTTTATTCCAATTGTTTTTATAGAAAGTGTTATTTGCTAGTTTTTGTAATTTATCAAATCTATCTGTTGGAACAGGTATTGGTCGAACGTGTTGTACATTATTCTTAACTACCCTGTGATAGTCTTTTCTTTTTCCTAAGTTACCTAAATACCCAGTATCTATATAATAAAAATCACGCTCGGAAATTTTACATTCATTAATTATTTTACGTTTAGTCATTCCGCGAAATGCTACCGGATCTTCTATTGGAAAGTTACTGATTTCGTCTAGAGTAGATATCGATCCGTTTGTTCCGCCTTGCCATAATTTTAGTATAGCATCATTTTCATCTAATATTATCATTTTCGTTCGATGTCTCCTTCAACACAATTACTTCCGTATTGTATTTCTATTAGTTTTAAAGTAACGTCATGCTCATTGGTTAGTTGGTGCCATCTACCTTTTTCTATATGTAAACTTTGGTGTTGTCTATATACACCATGTAGATCAACATCAGAACTACTATCAAGTGTATATACTGTTGCTGTGCCTTCTGCAATAAACCAATGCTCTGATCTTTCTGCATGTCGTTGCATACTTAGTTGGCCGCCGGGCGGTACTGCTAGTTCTTTTACTTTTGTATGTTTATCATATTCGTGTATCACTCTATAATATCCCCATGTACGTTCTGTCTTAGGTGCTTTCCACTCGTCTAGTATCCAGCTGCTTGAATTCTTTTTATCTTCGCCACCAACTCCAAACGCAAACTCAACAAGAGGATGATCTCCATATGTTTGATACTCGGGGGTTGTAGTGTTAGTTCTGTCTCCGCCGTTTGCAAAGATTAGTTTGATGTTTCCATGTGTACTTAGCGTATGAAAAATTGCATGGCATGCACTATTGTCATTATCATTAAAGCCAATAACTTGGTCAACAATTTTCATTTCGTTAATTAATGCAACACGTTCTTCAAAGGACATAAAAGGCCTGCCCTTTTTACGTGTTAACCATTCGTCGCTATTCACTCCAACAATAAGTTTGTCGCCGAGCTTCTTTGCTTCGTTAAAATATGCTAGGTGTCCTGAATGCAATGGATCAAAACCACCTGTAACTAAAACTATATCCATACTGATATTTATGTGCGTAGTTAATAGTATAAATACTATATGAGCATATACTTACCAAAACACGATGCTGTGTTTATACACATACCTAAAACTGGCGGCACTAGCATTCTTAAATGGATGCAACAAAATTTTGAAGATCACGAAAAGCGTGGCCTAAAGCATCTTGACTATAGCAAGTACACAGATGAATTTGGAACTCCGGCACATCATTTTGCATGTGTTAGGAACCCGTATTCACGCTTACTAAGTTGGTTTCATTACATGGGAGAACAAGCACATTCTCGACTATATGCTGTACAACAAGGTACATTAGCTGAAGCACAGCCGTGGGACAAATATGCATGGCGGGCATACAAAAGAGGATTTAAAGTTTGGGTTCGAGAAGCTGCTCATAATCCTACTGATAAAATTTGGTCTAGTTATATAATGCAAAATCAAGTAGATTGGTATAACAACGATACCGTTGACTTTGTTCTTAAGACTGAAACATTAAATGAAGACTTTAAGCAAATACAGGACTGGCTAGGGTGTGATGCTCCGTTAGGACATCTCAATAAAAGTAATCACGGATATTATAGAGATCAATATGATTACGAAATGAAGTTAGTTGTGCAAAAATATTTTGAAAAAGACTTAGATACTTTTAAGTATACTTTTTAATTAATTTTCTTTTAGATTGCGTGTTAAACTTTCTGACCTTATATTGTTTCCTATTGCATAAAACGGATGCAGTCTTGCTAAACTAGGAACAGTTGTTCGAGTATCTACAACCCAATCGCCAATTTGTTGATCTGCTGTTACATGGCCATTTTGTCTAATATGTTTTAGTATCTTTCTTGCGCCTGCTGGTTTAATTATATATGCATATGCGCCTTTAAAATAATTGCCAGTGCCAATTTTAACAGGATTTTTATTTTGTAAGTTTGTATATTTTTCTATTGATAGGTTTAAGGTTGATTCTTCTTCTAATACTTTGTCATAAGAACTATTATAAGGATTACATCTATCTAATTTTAATACATCTTCAAATGTGTCTAATATATTTTCTGGCAAGGGTTTTAACATGTAACCGTCATGTTCTAAAACAACAAAGGGCGTATTAGTCCGTGCGCATTTTAGCCATAGATAATAATGACTAAAGAAGCATCCTAATACACCTAGTCTGCCTTTTTTCATTTTTCGTTTTAATTTAATGCCTGTTTTTTCATAGTGAAATTTTGCATCATTGCCGTTAATTGCGTCAAAGTAAACTGGAGATAATCCGTGTACGATAGCTTGGTCAAAGCAATCTTTTGCCATCTTACACGAATGTTCATTTTCTTTAAGACGTATGATATAAGCAGGAATTGATTTTGTCATGCAGGAATATAAATCCTTTCTTCTTCAATATTATGCTCAAACTTGTAACCGTGCTGTTTTAATAATGATTCTAATTGTTCCAATGTCCATCCATAGCGTACAGCATTTTTTTCAAAATATTCTACTACAACAACTGGCTTACATCTTCGTATGGTTTGTATTGCACCTTGTAATGCAAATAATTCAAACCCTTCAATATCTAAATGTATTAGATTACATACATTTAATCCTAAGTCATCAATCTGCAAGGTTGGAATAGATCCAGCTTTGCTTACATGAGTTTTACCTCTGTTAGCTTCTTTTATTTTTAAATTTACTAATTTGCGATCTTTACCGATGCAACTTTGATATTTAAATACATTTGGTTCAGTAACATTTTGATTTAAACAGTAAAAGTTCAAAGGCTCAGGTTCAAACGTATATACATGTTGAAATTGTTCAGCATACATTTTAGTATATACACCCATGTTTCCGCCAGCTTGAACACAAACTTTTTTATTAGGTACAAACTTGCAAATTTGCTCTGGCAAATCAAAATGTGTCATCATGTAATTATAACATCTTGTATCGGTCTTTGGCCAGATATAATTACCTCTTGTTTCGGTAAGGTGCATCATAATGTTGCATCTTCCATACCTGCTACTCTAAGTTTTACAACATTAGTAATTTGCCATTGCTTTTGATCAAGAGCTTTAAGTACACCTAACCACTTGTTACGCATTAGTGCAAACTCGTTAATAATTTTTTCATAATCAACAACGTCTGCCTCACCGTCGACGTATTTTTCAACGTCGCGGCTTGACAGAGCTCGCTGATAATTCTCTAGATATTTTTTGAAGAATGAGCTACGCAATCTACGTAGCTCAATGTTTAGGTAGTTTAGTATAGCTTCAATTTCTTGTAGTTGATTAAACCTATGCTCGACAATACCAGGCATATTTGCAGCCGCACGTTCTACATTACCAACTAGTTTAACTTCTTTACGAGCGTCAACTAGTTCATTTTCAAAGTGTGCTACAGCCTTAGGTATGTTACTAATGTCTCGAGATACTTCACTATACCAACCCATTATTTAATCCCATTCATCATCATCAATATAATTATCTGCATCAATATCTAGATAGTAGCCAATTGCTTCATCAAGTAGTGCATCAATACCAAACAGTTCTTTCATCTGTTGATCATCAACACCATAGTCTGCAAGCATATCAATATACTTTTCTGCAACAATTTCTACCTGCTTTTTATCTAAGTATTCCTTAAATAAAACCCATATATCAGCAATTTGTTCTTCATCCATTATCTACTAGTTCCTCGATTTGGTCGTCATTAACTTCTTCTGAAGCATCGTCGGTATTTACCACTTGTGCTTCTTTTATTAAGTAATCTGACATTACCTTATCAAGGTTTTCGCCAATCCATTTTTTACGATAATCAAGTATTTCTTCACCATCAAGTGTAGTGTATGCAAGTCTGTTGCCTTGCTTTTTAATAATATCTTTTGCTTCAAATAATTCAAGCAAACCACTATACGGATTCATACCTGTTGAGTATGGAATCTTTACTTGTACACCTTCAAACGGTTTTGCATAACGAGTCTTCATAACTTTACAGCCTGCACGGATACCCATAACTTGACTGATCTTGTTACCGTCTTCGTCTTCTTTCAGCTTCATCTTTTTCATTGCAACAACAATACTTGATGCATAGATAAAGCCACTACCGCCACTAATCTTATCATCTGGATCAAACATATCTTGCGATGCATATGTGTGGTTAGTACATACTAGTCCGACATTCAATGAACCAATCATGTTAACTGTGTTACGAACAAGTGATGTTAACTGCTTGGGCTTACGACCCATATCACCTTTCATATCACCTTTGTTAAACTGATCGATATCAGTAGGTGTTAGTAACATACCCAAACTGTCAACTACAAACAATACTTTAGGACGGTCTTCTTCATCCATTGCTTTGTAATCTGTAATAAATGTTGACAATGTTTTAGCAACATCATCAATCATTGACATATTCAGTTTTAATAGTTTTTCTTCAGATGTGTCTACATCTAATGCATGTAGCCAACTTTCATCAAGTGCATTCTCTGAGTCAATTAGTACTACAAAGATACCTTGATCTTGTGCTGCCTTTACAATGTTACCTGAACAGATATATGATTTACCTGCGCCGGATTCACCTGCAAACACAGTTACCTTACCAAGCGGAACACCTTTATTAAAGTCGCCACTAATAAGATAGTTTAGTGCATAGTTACCTGTGCTGATCCAATCTTTAGGATCGTTAAATCCACTACTCATACCTGAGATGGATTTTGTTAGGTCCTTACGAAACCTTGTTGGGTCGAATGATTTATTCGCCATAATATTCTCCTATCTAAAAAGTGCCGTTACTAGCGTTTGAAGTGTTGACAGGTAAACCATGAATCTCTGCTTCGGTTTTGCTAGTAACGGTTATTGTTTTATTAACCTTGACGTGCTCTAATCATTGCTAGAATGTCGCTTGCACTACCTTCAGTTGAAGGTGCTGCCTCAGCCGCTGGTGCTGGCTCTGCTACTGGAGCAGGTGCTGCCTCTGTTGCTGGTGCTGGTGCTGCCGCTGCCGGTGCTGGTGTTGCCGCTTTAGGTGCTACTGGATCGCCAGTTGCTTGTGACATGCCTGCTGGACGGAAGTATGAACTCCAACGCTCTGCATCATATGCTTCGCCGTCTACAGATGCTTCAAACATCTCCTGCATTACTTTCTGTGCAGTTGCATCTGGCTTCTTAGGCAAAAAGTCGCTAAGATTAAACAAGCCGTGTGTATCAACAGCAGCCATTTCTGTGTCTCCTAACGGACGCTCTCTACGAGCCCAGTTTGAAGTCGAATAGTCTGCGTATCCACCTTTACTTGTTTTGTTAAGACGGAAGTCTACACCAGCAGTGTAATCTGTTGGCAATTCTTCCATGTCTGGATCCATAAGTGCTTGCTTAAT